AACTTGGGGTAGTGGACCATGGGGATCCCCAGCCCCGATTAGTGTAACTGGAGTTGAGGCTGCTGGCGTTACAGGGTCAGAAGTTGTTTATATTCCAGTTACTTTAGCAGTTACAGGTGTTGAAGCCGTCGGTGCTACCGGAACTGTTACTACATCTGTTGCAATCAACATCACTGCTACAGGTGTTGAAGCGGTTGGCGCTACTGGTTCTGAGACTGTAAGTGCTGAAGTAGTTGTGTCACCCACCGGACTTGAAATAGCCGGAGTTACTGGCTCAATAGGAAAAGGAGTATCGTTTGTTGTAACAGGAGTTTCTGCTGAAGGAGTGGTAAGTAGACCAAATGTATGGAGTGTTATAGATACTACTCAAGATGCAAACTGGATACGCATAGCGGCATAGGAGAAGAACATGGCATCATCATTTACAACTAACTACGGATTTGAAGAAATTGTGACTGGTGAACAGTCTGGTACATGGGGCACCACCACCAATTTCAATTTTGACATATTAGATCGTATTGCTTCCTATAAAGCCGTAGCTTTATCGGATGCTTCTACGGCAACTCTTACCGTCCGCGAAGCCTCTCCTGGGGAAGCAACGGAAAACCTCCAAGACGGAATGTTTCGGGTCATCAAGTTTACGGGTTCATTAGCCCAGAACTGTACGGTTACCATTGCTCCAGATAGCACTACAGCTTGGTTTATTTTTGAAAACGCTACTACTGACACTGGCTCAAGTGGCCCGTATTCACTACTTATGAAACAAGGAAGTGGAGGAGGAGCATCAGTCACAATACAAAATGGTAAGAATGCCATTGTCTATTGTGATGGGGCCGGAAGTGGTGCGGTAGTTACAAATGCTCTTTCGGATTTACAGATTGCCACTTTGGAAGTCACTGGTGCAGCGGCAATTGACGGAGCTGCTACTTTAGGAAGTACTCTTACAGCAACAGGACTCATTACTGGTTCGGCGGGAGTTACTGCTGCCAAGGAAGATAGTGGCACTACTACCGTATTAAACACACTAATTGCCAAAAGAACTTCCAGTGCCACTCCTGCTGCTGGGATCGGAGCCGGTATTGCATTTACTGTTGAGACTGCTGCTGGGAATGATGAAATCGGAGCTAGTGTTCATGCTGTTACGACTGACGTCAGTAGTACGGCAGAAGACTTCGACATTGTCTTTAATAATATGGAAAGCGGGGCTACGGCGGCGGAACGTGCTCGTCTTACCAGTGCTGGTGTTTGGACCGTCGATTCTATAGCGGCAAAAACAACGAACGGTAATTTGAGTCTGGCGGCAAACGGTACTGGTGTTATTTCAGGAGGTGACACCTCTCTCAGTCGCGTTAATCTTTTAGATTATGGCGAAGTAACAAACGCGATTGGTGCTACTGGTGGTGGGACGCAGGATATTGATCTGACGCTCGGCAATAATGTTGTAGCAACAGTTGATACAAGCACCAATACTTTTACGTTTACCAGTCCAACTGCCAGTGATGAGTTATGTGGCTTTACTCTTTTCCTGACAAACGGTGGATCGCAAACCGTCGTGTGGCCCGCAGCAGTGGATTGGGCCGGGGGCACGGCACCCACATTAACTGCCAGTGGTCTGGATATCTTAGTTTTCATCACCACTGATGGTGGCACAATTTGGCACGGAATGGTTTCCAGTGCAGATAGCAAGTCTCCATAATAGAGGAATATTAAATGCCTAATCTTCGACGAGGAATGATGGGGGCCGCCGGTAGTGCTGGCGGGGGTGCCTATACGCTGTGGGTATGGGGCAGCAATGCGGGAGGGAAATTGGGTCTTGGTGATGCTCCATATGTTTATGGCAATAATAAATTCTCCCCAGTCCAAGTTGGTGATCTAAGCACTTGGACCTATGTGCAAGTCATGGAGGCTATGTTTGCTTTCAAGTTAGATGGAACGCTTTGGGGATGGGGAAAAAATACTGGGGGTGAACTTGGTGATGGAACTGTCCTAAATCGGTCTAGTCCTGTACAGGTAGGAAGCGCCACAGACTGGTTCGAGTCAAAATCTGTATCAGGTGATGGCGTGCCACACGTAATTAAGTCAGATGGCACCCTTTGGACTTGGGGGCAGGCCTGGAATGGACAGGCCGGTAGGCCTGATGGCTTAATTGCCAAATCTACACCCACCCAAGTCGGTACTGATACCGATTGGGCTAAAGTAAGCGTGTATTCTGGCAATACGCATGCCGTTCGGACAGATGGGACGTTATGGTGTTGGGGGCAGAACTCAATAGGAAGTTTGGGTCTTGGGGACGGGAACTCTGATGCTAAAGTTTCTTCCCCAACTCAAATTGGTTCTTCTACTGATTGGGCTACTCCAGGCAATGGAGGAAGTACCGGCTTTGCTATCAAGACAGGTGGGACGTTATGGAGTTGGGGCCTAAATTATATTGGCCAGTTAGGTCAAAATGATGTGGTATCCCGTTCTTCCCCAGTTCAAGTTGGTAGTCTTACTAATTGGTCTCAAATCTCTGGTGGTGATGATCATGTGATGGCTATTAAGACAGACGGGACGTTATGGGGTTGGGGGAAAGGTATTGGAATAGGGGGTGGTAATACTATATCCCGTTCTTCCCCAGTTCAAATCGGTAGTGATACCGACTGGGCTTTTGTTGAGGCAGCAAATGAATGGACTGTTGCAAGAAGGACTGACGGGACGTTATGGGCTTGGGGAAACGCTCACGACTACGGCACTAATGCACAAGGGTCCCCTGGTGGTGCAACGGGTGATAATCAGATTACTAATAGTTCTCCCGTTCAAATCGGTTCGGCAACAACATTTATCCGAATTAGCGCCCATAAGGTCACGGGCGCGTTGCTTGACGCATGATTTTCCTAGCTTCCCTTCCTCGCTCTGGTAGTACCTTGCTTACGTCGCTGTTAAACCAGCGGCCTGACGTGTATGCCAGTCCTACATCTAATCTGTGTGATACGATGGGCGCGGCTGTGCAGATGTGGGAGCAGAATCCTACTACCAAAGCCAGTGGCGGAAAAGAAGACGACATCATCCGTATTTTGCAAGGTATTCAAAGTAACCGATACGATACAGATAAACTGGTGTTTGACAAAGGTCGAAACTGGGTTGCACCACAGATAATGAAAACCATGATGAAGGTGCAGGGCGATATTAAAATTGTAGCCACTGTACGTCCTATCGTTGAGTGTTTGGCGTCCTTTGCTAAATTGATGAAGCCAGATAATATCACAGATTTCTGCAAACGCGGAGAGTTGGCTGGTCACTTATTTAAATCTTATGCAACCTTACAGGCTGGATATAAGGAGTATCCTGATAATTTCCTATTCATTGAATACGATGATCTGATAGATAACCCAGCATCTCAACTGAACCGCATTGAGCAATGGGTTGGACTTGATCCATTTGTTTATGACTTCGATAATATTAAAGACAGCAAAGAAATAGATGAAGTTTGGGGTATTAAAAACCTTCACAAGGTTCGTCGGAAAATCCGAAAACGTCGATACTCAGTCAAACATATTCTTGGTCAAACTCTTTGGAATTTTTACCAAGGCGGAGAGTTCTGGAATAATAAACCAGAGCCAGAGAAAGAGAAGATGCCGATAACATATCAGCATGACGCTCTTATGGCTGGGGACTTTGAGAAATCAAAACGATTAGCCTACATGAACCTCTCTCATTATCCAGATGATAGTGATATTTGTTTTAATGCAGGATGGGCAAAGCTGAGTGACGATGAAGTTGGAGAAGGATATTATCTATTAGATAAAGGACGCGAAACCCTTGTATGGGGTGATCCTCACTGTGGTTCGACTACGCCTCTTTGGGATGGCGAAGAGAATGTAACAGTTTTATTGCGTTTAGAACGTGGTCTCGGAGACCAGATACATCAAGTCCGATATGCACGTGATCTTAAAAAACTAGGATGTACGGTAGTCGTTTCATGCCACCCATCTTTAGCTGAAATATTGCGCCACGCTGATGGAGTGGATGTTATAATACAGCATGAAGCCGATTGTGGGGTTTACCATGATTTCTACCTCCCTGCTATGTCCGCACCGATTCAGCTTGGCTACCAAAATTCGGCAGATATTGATGGTTCTCCGTATATTCCTACATCAGCAGATGTAGTGCCGAATCGCATTGGTTTGCGTTGGAGTGGTCAACCGGCTTATGAGAATCAAACCAAACGACTGTTCCCCCACGAACTATTATTTAACACTCTGAAAAACAGAGCTTATTGCATTAATCTACAGAGAGATGAAGGGGAAGAGTATTGTCCAAATTGGGTAGAAAAAGTGGGTTTATCAACGTGGACAGAAACGGCGGCGGCTATATCTAGCTGCGAGATGGTAGTCACTTCCTGCACGGCCATTGCTCATCTTGCCGGGGCTATGGGAATATCCACAATGACAATTGTTCCTCATGTGCCTTATTATTTATGGACTTTACCCGGCACAGCAACTCCATACTATAATAGTATGTCGTTGTTACGACAAATAAAGCCAGATGACTGGTTAGCTCCATTCATGGAATTAGCTGATTTGCTGGAGGTACACCGTGCAGCTTGACATAATCCTACGCACTTACGATGGGAATAGTGTACATCCCAGAAGGTTTGATAAACCTAAGAAAGATATTGTTCATCGCTGTGTTCGTTCACTTTGTACCGCGATCAAGGCACTCCCAGAACAGCCGCACTTAACTATACTGGATGACCATTCCACTGCGGAAACAGTGCAATTCTTACAGGATGAGACAGATTTTCTCGAAAAGAATGTGACAATCAAGGCGTTAGAAGGCACACGCAATAATGATAGTATGTTGGCTGCTCTCACCTTAGCAAAGGAGAGTACCGCTGATCTAGTTTATGTAATCGAGGATGATTATTTACATTATCCAAATGCCCTAACAGTGGCTCTAGAGACATGGCAAAAATTCAGGCCGCGTTGTACCCTTCCTCTTATGGCTATGTCACTCGTTGACTGTCCCTCCAACTATATAGACGAACCAGACGATCTTGAGGGTTTACCTCGCAATGATAGAGGCGACGGTTCCGTTGGCATGATCGTTGGAGGGACTGACCGTCCCTGGAGAACCATAGGTCATACGGGCATCACTTTTTTATTGGAAAAAGGCGTCCTGCAAACTCACTGGAAACCATTCAACGAGGTAGCTAGATATTGGCCCTATCTTGAGGAACGTTGCACAATCAATAAATTATGGAACAAAGAAGTTGGATTATTTGGACCAATGGTCCCTCTGTCGTATCATTTATGGGAAGATCACCCATTCTATCCTGTAGGGGAGTTATGGCAACAAAATGGAAAAAAGTCCTCCATTAGTGATAACAGTAGTTATTTAAAATACAAGGAGCGAGTGCAATGTATGCCCACGTTAAAGAAGACGGCAGCGTAGATTACATGGGTTCGTTACCCAAAAGCTGGGGTAACGTGTCTGGTTTGCGTCAATCAGACGGTAATGATGCTTATCTCAAGACTCTTGGATGGGTTCCATTGGTGGAGATAGAGAGTACTCCAACCTTCAATCAGTGTTGGGACACAGATGTAGTTACTGTTGAATCAGACAGAGTTGTTTTGACGCACCGCGGAAGAGATATGACTGTAGAAGAAATAACTCAACGTGATGAAAGTTTTATGGAACAGTTACGAGAGGAAAGAAACGAAAAACTTGTAGCTTCCGATTGGACACAGGCGTCCGATTATCCTTCTATTATTTTCCCTTTGTCCGATGATAAGAGAGGGGAATGGGCA